GTTTTCTACTTAATGGACTACGTTTTCACTTCTGATGAGGCAAAAAAACTAAATAAAAACATCTTTGAAACTATCTATTACGGAGCGATTTACGAATCAAATAACTTATGCAAAACCGCAGAATATTTACCATATGACTTCTTCAAAGGGTCGCCAATGTCTCAAGGAATATTCCAATTTGATATGTGGGGATTAAATGAGAGTGATTTGTCAGGAATGTGGGATTGGAACTCACTTAAAGAAAGTGTTAAATTCTTTGGTGTTTGTAATTCACTTACCACCGCACAAATGCCTGTAGCATCATCGGCAAAAATCACAGGTTCTTATGAAATGACAGAACCCGCACACTCAGCGTTATTTAACAGACGAGTTGTTGGTGGAGAAATTATGATTGTTAACAAATATCTGATTACTGACTTTGAAAAAATTGGTATTTGGACCGAAGCGGTTAAAAATGAAATAATTATCAACGAAGGTTCAATCCAATCAATTAATTTCAACAAATACTTGGACGCTGAGGATAAAAACTACAACAAAAAAGTAAAAAGAATTGAACATTTGTTGAAAAAATACAAAACGATTTGGGAGATTTCACAAAAAGAATTAATTGATATGGCATCTGATAGAGCACCATTTATCGACCAATCTCAATCAATGAATATCTATTTGGCAAATCCAACAGTATCAAAAATCACTTCATCTCACTTTAGGGCTTGGGAAAACGGATTAAAAACTATGTGTTATTACGTTAGAACAAAGGCTATATCAACAGGGGCAAAACACTTGGCGGTTGATATTAGTAAAGAGTCAAAACCACAACCATTACCTGATGTTGATTACAGTAAAATGAACTTACCTCCAAGACCCGACAGTAGTTTGGTCGAATGTTTTGGATGTTCATCTTAATTATTAAAAAATTTATAAATTATGTCGTATTTAAACACGCCAATACCTATTGTTGAGGCATATATAAGAGGTAACTTTTTAAGAAATCAAGAAGATTCCTTTGATAAAAAATTTCCATGTTATATTTTTGGAATGTCGTCAATACCTGCTCAAGCACCATTATTCCATTTTATGATGGAAGATGGTGGATTGTGGTGGAGAATGCCAATACATGCTTTTTGTTGGAAAGAAGATGCACCTGAACAAGAATTAGATGAATTAGTATTATGGGATTCGTTTACTTATCATGTTGGAGTAACCGCATTTCCTATTTTGAAAAATAAAACTTGTAAGTTTACATCAAGAAGAAGGGTTCAATATTCGGGACGTTATTTATTTACATTAGATTGGGGAAGTTCAGACGATATGAGTGATACTGATTTTGGTTTAAGTGAATTCCCATCACAGCATAAATGTGGACATTTTATTCAAATGGATAATGGTAATTTCGCAATTCAACCAAACAATCGTTTAATAATGCACGACCCATCTTTCACTGTTAAACAAGATATTGTTATAAATAGAAAATATAATACTACACTTTGGACTGCGGAAAGGAATGGAAGGTGGGTAACTCCTGATACTGACGTTTTTAATTACGACCATACTAATTTAGAAGCTGGGGAATCAAATAAGGAACGTTCTGAAGAATACGATAACTTAGACTTAAAATACAAAAATGAGAATAATCTTTGACCATTTACACGGTCATGTTCAAAATGATAGAGTTTTTTGTGAGGCATTTGCAATTCCTGAAGGGGAAAAAGAACATGAACTTTTAGAACTTGGTTTCTTACCAAACCTTCAACCACCACTTTATTGGTATCAATCCAAAAGTTGTCGAATAAATAATGATAAAATAGTTTTATCATACAAAAGAAAAAAAATATTATCACAATTAAAAATTAGTATTTTTAATTATATTGATAAAAAAACTGAGGTAGATTTGTTTTTTACAAATTATTTTAAGGAAAAGAATTTTGATTTATTTGATAGTTACAATAACAACTCAAGTTTTGATGATTTAAAAATCATGGAAGTTAAATTTGATAATGAGGTTGTTGCATACACTAGATTTAGGGAATTCGAAAACGCATTATTAGGATTGGAAACATCGTTTATACAAAACATGTTTAAATTTTCACTTGGAAAAGATTCAATATTATCGTTAAGTAATTACGGAAAAACACAAGGAAAAAATTATTTATATATATATGAATCCTACAAAGACTATTTTCCTTATAAGTTAGAAATAACTGGTGTTGAATATTGGGAAGGAGAAAAATGGATAACACCGTAGTATTTAATAGATATGTTCAAGAAAACATATGATTATATTTATATTTCCGAATTTTATCCTAAATATGAATACAAAAAAAAATTGCCAGGGTTTCAATATTGGAATGGTAAAACCTGGAATTAAAAATTAATTATCAATTTTAAATGTTTTCATATTTATAGGTATGGCAAATGTAGTTACATACGGGATAAATTTTCCGTTCAATGATTCAAAAGATGGTAGATATTTAAGTTTATCAACAACACCAAAAGATGAATTGAGAACTGATTTAATACATCTTCTTTTGACAAGAAAAGGTAGCAGATATTTTTTACCTGATTTTGGTACAAGATTATTGGAATATATATTTGAACCTTTAGACGGGCCAACATTTTCACAAATAGAAGCGGAAATAAGAGATTCTGTACAAAAATACATACCAAATCTCAAAATAACTTCATTACAAGTTTTTGACGCTTCAACCGAAGAAGAGTCTGAAAATAGAACAGTTATATCCGGTGACGAAAGAGTATTCAGGGTACCTGGAATTGGAACAAAAGAACATACCGCAAGAGTCAAGATAGATTTTGTAGTTACCTCGAACGCATTTGAATCTAGTGATTTTATTATAATTAATATTTAAACTATGGCAAATAAAAAAATATCATATACCGTCAGAGATTTTCAGTCAATAAGAACTGAATTAATAAATTTTGTAAGAACTTATTATCCTGACTTATTGGCTAATGTAAACGACGCATCAGTATTCTCAGTACTTTTGGATTTAAATGCCGCGGTCTCAGATAACCTACAATTTCAAATAGACAGAAGTATTCAAGAGACTGTTTTGCAGTACGCCCAACAAAGGTCATCAATATATAATATAGCTAGAACCTATGGACTTAAAGTTCCTGGTCAAAGACCATCAGTTGCTTTGGTTGATTTCTCAATTATTGTTCCAGCATTTGGAGATAAAGAAGATATAAGATATTGTGGAATATTAAGAAGAGGTTCACAAGTACAAGGTGCCGGACAAACGTTCGAAACAGTGTACGATATAGATTTTTCATCACCATTCAATAATGAAGGATTTCCGAACAGAACCAAAGTTCCTAACTTAGATTCTAATGGTATAATTTTAAACTATACAATAACTAAACGAGAAACAGTAGTAAACGGAATAACTAAAGTATTCAAACGAACAATCTTACCAAATGATGTTGTTCCATTTTTTGAGTTATTTTTACCTGAAAAAAATGTTCTTGGTGTAACGAGTGTATTATTAAAAGATGGAACACAATATGCGAATGTTCCGACAGACCAAGAGTTTTTGGGTACAAATAATAAATGGTATGAAGTAGATGCCTTGATACAGGATAAAGTGTTTGTGGAGGACCCAACCAAAGCGACAGACCAACCAGGGGTTAAAGTTGGAAAATACATTTCTACAAGTAACAAATTTATAACAGAGTTTACACCCGAAGGGTTTTTTAAAATGACCTTTGGAGGGGGAAGTCAATCTTCCGATGAACAATTAAGAGAATTTGCCGCTACAGGTAATCCACTAAACCTACAAAAATACTCCAACAATTTGGCGTTAGGTAGTACACTTAAGGCTAACTCAACCTTATTTGTTCAATATCGAGTTGGTGGCGGAATAAGTTCTAATGTCGGTGTTAGTGTTATAAACCAACTTGGTACCATAAACTTTGCAGTAAACGGACCTTCTCAGTCACAGAATACCTCAGTTATAAATTCACTTAATTGTACAAATACAACTGCAGCAATAGGTGGTGCAAATGTTCCATCGGTCGAAGAAGTTAGAAACTATGTAACTTACAATTTCGCAGCCCAAAAAAGGGCGGTAACGATTAACGACTATGAATCAATAATCAGAGGAATGCCGTCACAGTTCGGAGCACCCGCTAAGGTGGCTATTACAGAACAAGATAATAAAATTAGGGTTCAATGCTTGTCCTATGATTCGACAGGTAAACTCACTAATGTAATCTCGAATACATTAAAATCTAATCTTGCAAATTATCTGTCTAACTATAGAATGATAAATGACTATGTTTCTATTGAAAGCGCTCAAGTAATCGATTTGAAGTTTGATGTCTACGTTGTTCTTGATGGGGGCCAAAATCAAGGTACAATTATAACACAAATTGTTGATATAGTGTCAAACTATTTTTCTCCAACAAGAAGAGAAATGGGTCAAAATGTTTACGTATCTGAGTTAAGAAAAGACATCCAAAATTTAAATGGTGTTATTACTGTTGCTCAAATAGATGTGTTTAATCTAGTAGGGGGACAGTATTCTTCTTCACAAACATCACAAAGATATTCAAATTCTGAGACAAAACAAATCGAATTAATAGATGAAACTATCTTTGCGGAACCTACTCAAACGTATCAGGTTAGATTCCCTGGAAAAGACATCTCAGTTAGGGTTAAAAACCTAAAAACTGTCAACTTCAGTTAATTAAATTTATTTTTCAATTAGTTCGATTATTTTTTGAAAATAGATTATAAACTATTTATTCAAAAAGTATTTAATGCCAAAGTCGTTAAGAATAAGAACAGAGGTTGGGAAAGACAAAGCCGTAACCGTAAATTTAGACCAAGATTTCGAATTCATTGAAATTTTATCGGTAAAACTATCCCAAGAAGAACTTTATGTAAGACAATGTGCGGATTATGGTGTTGTAGTAGGTAGGATATCGGTTAATGATGGTTTTGGAGTTCCTAATGCAAAGTTATCTATTTTTATACCAATAACAGATGAGGATGATTTAAATCCCGTTATCAGTTCTATTTATCCTTACAAAGCCATTGAGGACGTAAATGAAGATGGTTATAAATATAATCTATTACCTTATAAACCTTCTTATCCGGGTCACTCAGCAACAGGGTCATTTCCTGATTTAGAAGACGTTTTGGTCAATCCTGTTGCGGTAGAAATCTACGATAAATACTACAAATTTTCTGTAACCACAAATGATAGTGGTGATTTTATGATTTTTGGAGTACCTGTCGGTTCTCAAAAATTAGTTATGAATCTTGATTTGTCTGATATGGGTCCTTTTTCGCAATCACCACAGGACTTAATAAGACTTGGATTGGCAACTGAAAGCCAAGTTAATGGTACAAAATTCAACACCTCTGAAAATTTTTCAATATTACCTCAAATCGTCACAGTAGTTCAAGACGTTGTTGTTAATCCACTATGGGGTGATGAGGAACTATGTCAAGTATCCATAACAAGGGCCGATACTGATTTGACACAGACTAAAAATATAGAAATTAAACCAACCGCGATTTTCATGGGTTCTATATTTTCTGACACTGATAAAGGTTCTTTAAAAAAGAAGTGTAAACCTCCTTTGAGGGCTGGGGCGATGTGTTCTTTAACATCCGGCCCTGGCCAAATATTGGCTGTAAGACATACGATTAGACAAGATGAATATGGAAGACCATCTTTAGAAGAATACGAGTTAGAGAACAATGGTAATGTAATAGATGAAAATGGAACTTGGTTGTTGGATGTACCAATGAATATAGATTACGTCATAACTAATGAATTTGGTGAACAAGTTTTTTCAAATGATGAAAGAAAAGGAATCCCAACAAGGGCAAAATACAGATTTAAAATCAAGTGGAATCAAAGTCCTGACTTGAGTGCACCTGTAAGACGTGCAAATTTCTTAGTACCAAATGTTGCGGAGTGCGGTTGGGGTAGTTCAAGTAGTGACCCTTATAATTTAGATTATGACAATGAAAATTATCAGAAGATGAAAGCATCATACGCTTTCAGTTTGAATTGGAATGACTATGGTGTTACGGGAGATACAGAAGGCGAACAAATGATTCAAGACGCGATAGATTGTAAAGATAGATTTTACGATATGTCCTATAATAAAGTTTACACAATATCTCAATTAATTACAAGATACACAAAAGGTACACTAAATAGACGATTTTCAGGCATCAAAAACATTACTGACGATGAATGTGAAGGAGCTTTCAACAAGTTTCCAACTAACGATGCGCAATTCAAACCCGATTTATTGTTCATTGCTTTCTCAATATTAATAATATTTTTTAGTATCATACTTAAAATAATTGTCAAGATTTTTCACGTTTTATGTGCAATCGCGACTTTTTTATTAGAGTTTGAAATAAAGATTCCCCGAATAATAACTTTTAGACCATTCGAGAATAATCGAACCTTAAAATCTCTTTTAGAGAGATTCAGTTCAGTAAACAT